AATGTATATTAAAGATTTTTTAATAGTAAATTAAGGAGTATAGCCACTAAATGTATATTAAAGATTTTTTAATAGTAAATTAAGGAGTATAGCCATTTTTTTTGAAACAGACCATTATAGATACTTTTGATAATAGTGTTATCTCTTATTAGTAATTACCATTAGACTGATATAGTTCTTTTCTTTCCTTCTATTTTCTTTTATAAACATCCGCCAGAATTTTATTGACATAAGGAAAAGAAGTTTGTATAGTTAATATTGTAGAATTATAATTATTTAAAGGTAGAATTTATGTCAGTAAAAACTGGGAAGTTATATGTGGATGAAAGAGTTGATCTGGATGATAAAATCGAGGGATTGGTTGATAAGGCGATTCAAGGATTGGGAGATGTTGTTGAAGAGAGACATATTTTATCCAGGAAAGAATTGGGAAGATTTATTGAACTGGTTGTGCATGTGGGAGGATTATTTTGTCCAGATGGATTTAGACCTTATCAGAAGAAGTTTGCTAAGAGGGTAATTGAGTCAGTATTGTTAGAGGACACGGCTGAGATTACAGCTTTGTTTTCTCGCCAATCTGGTAAATGTTTAGGTAAAAACACGCCCGTAATGCTGTTTGATGGATCTGTTAAATTGGTGCAAGATATTGTGGTTGGGGATCAGTTAATGGGGGATGAGGGAGAAGTTAGGAATGTATTATCTTTGGCCAGGGGACGTGAGCCACTATACAAGGTTGTGCCTAGATATAAATATGCTGATGCTTATGTGGTGAATGAAAGTCATATTTTATCTTTGATATATAAAGATGAAATTGTTGATATGAGTATGGATAATTATTTAGCATTATATGATAAAGAAAGTATGTATGGTTATCAGGTAATGACTAATGATAATTGTAAAAGAATATATTATGAATTTGATGTTGAAAAGTTAGATGAGGGTGATTACTATGGTTTTACTATAGATGGTAATCATAGGTTTTTACTAGGTGATTTTACTGTTACTCATAATACGGAAACTATTGCTTGTATGGTTGTAGCGATGTGTATTCTTTTGCCTAAGTTTTCTGAATATAGTGAAGATTCTCGATTGCAAAAATTTAAGGATGGATTTTTTGTAGGTTTGTTTGCTCCGGTAGGTGGTCAGGCATTTATTACTTTTGACAGGATGCGGGTTAGAGTAAAGTCGAAAAAGGGTCGTGCTATTCTGGGTGATCCTGATATTGATATGGATCCTGAAATTTGTCATAATTTAAAGTTTCCTAATGATTCGAGTGTTACTACCCAGTCGGCGCATAGGTCAGCCCATATTGAAGGAAAGACTTTTCATTTAATTATTATTGAAGAGGCACAGGATGTAGAAGATTTTGTATTGAGAAAGTCGATTCATCCAATGGGTGCGGAAACTGCTGCAACTATAGTTAAGATAGGTACTTGTAATCCTCATAAGTCTGATTTCTTTGAGGCTATTCAGAGAAATAAGATAGAAATAATTCGGTATCCTCGTAGAGTTTCTAATCATTTTGAGTTTGATTATAGATTTGCTGCAAAATACTCTCCGCGTTATAGAAAGTATATTAAGGCGGAGGTAAAAAGGTTAGGATTTGATTCAGATGAATTTAAGTTAGCTTATCGTTTAATTTGGATTTTAGAGAGAGGAATGTTTTTAACTGATGATGTTATTGATTATTGTGCAGATAAAACTCGTGAGATTTCTATAACAGATAGTATGTCTTATTGTATTGCAGCTTTTGATGTTGGGAAATTAAATGATAGTACTATATGTACTATTGGTCGGTATGATATGAGTAAGCCAAAGGCGCTTACTAAAATGGATATTAGGTATCCAAAAGAAATATTAGCTTGGAAAGCTATGGTTGGAGATGACTATGTTGTTCAGGGTCAGGAATTTGGTGATTTTCTTGTTGATTATAATATACAATTATGTTTAGTTGACGTAACGGGTGCTGGAGAGGGTTTTTACGACATATTAAAACATAAATTGAGACATCGGGTTCGTATGGTTAGAATTCATTTTGGAGGTAGTTCGGGAACTACTGACCGTATCAATCGCTATTATTTTCAGGAATGGCAATCTGGTCGGTTAAGGTATCCGGCTGGTGTCATAACTCGAAAAACGAGAGAATATAATGATTTTATATTTCAACATTCTTCAGCAGTAAAAGAATATAATGGTAAATTTTTGAAGGTTCACGCCCCTGTTACAAAGTTAAGACAAAATTTAACAGAAAAATATCACGATGACTATGTATCAAGCGGAGGCCTATTTTGTTGGGCAGAACAATGTGGATTTTTAACACAACTAGAAGTGTCTGTGGGTAATGTATTTAAGAAGACGACTGGTTTAGGTGTATATAAAACAATTTCACAAAATAAAAATTCACAATTAAAACGAGCTTCTATGTCATTTTTTAAATAAAAGACTTGCTTTTTAAGTAATAGAATGATATACTTGTTAAGAATAGTACACTAATTAGGGAATTTATGGCTATAGAACTATTTCAATCACAAGTACCTTTAATAACGGATCAAAATTTTACGGGTTTAACAGACCCTAGAGTTTTGCACGCATTATTAAAGGATTATGGTACACCAGATCAACTTACCTATTTTAAGAAAGTTATAAATTACTGGAATTATTATTTAGGACAGCAGTGGCCTGGACAAACTGATGATACATTGGTTATAAATTTATGTTCAGTTATTGTCGATTTATATACCCATTTTTTATATGGAAATCCTTTTTATACGGTGGCTCCTGATGAAAAAAGGGAATTAAAAAATGTAGTAGATGTTTTATGGAATAAAAATGATGAAGTAGTATTTGGATTAGAATTAGGTCAAATGGCTTCGGCTACAGGAGGGGCTTGGGTACGTATCGGAATTGGTCAGGATGATCTATCTAATATGAGTATTCCACAGGCTGATGTTCAACATACGGGAATGGTTCATGGAATTTGGTCTGGATCTAATACTAAACGATTATTGAGAGTTAGTCATTATTATGTGGAATATCGAGAGACGGGGATATTAAAAAAGAAATATGAACCTTTTTTAATTCAGGAAATTTGGACTAAAGATAGAGTAGAGATATATCACAATCAAAAGAGGGTTCATTCGGCTGTAAATCAATTTGGTGAAATACCTTATGAATATATTGCTAATATACCTTTAGCAGCTTCTAATATGGGTTTGAGTGATCTACATAATATCATTCCGTTACAAAATAAATTGAATGAAAAGATGGCTGTATTAGAAGATATTATTGATTATCAGGCGGAACCGGTTACTATTGTAAAAGGGGCCAGTATTGGGACGCTTGAAAGAGGGGCTGGAAAAATTTGGGGAAATTTACCTGTAGAAGCAGTAGTAGAAAACTTAACACTTGATACTGGTGCTATTGAACCTATTATGGACTATATTAAGTTGATAAGAGATTTTTTATGGTTGATTTCCAGTGTTACTAATACAACTGTGGGAGAGGTTGGAGGGATTAGTAATACCCCTGGTTCTACTATGGAAATGACTTTTCATCCTGTAATACGGCGAATTCAAATGAAAAGTCATGTACAGGCTCGTGGAATTAGACGAGTTCAGCGAAAAATGATTCGTATGTTAGAAATGATGACTGGAGAAACAATAGCAAAAGATGGGGATTATGATATTCCAGTTAAATTTGAGTATGGATTACCGAAGGATAAACTTAGAGAGATAACTATTGCTACACAAAAGATTACTACAGGGGTACTTAGTAGAGAAACTTATCTGGAAGAATCACCAGATACTGATAATGCAAAGGAAGAATTAGTAAAGATATTTAAGGAAATGGCGGTTATTTCAGAGGTTAAATCAGCTAATGAACCTAAAAAAGAGGTTATTTCTGATGAAAAGCTAAAAAATAAAGACGCTCAAAGATAAAAATAAATTTTAATGTTGACTTATTGTACTACTATTTAGTATTATAAGTTATGTAATAATAAATAAATGAATATTTCTAAAGGAGAAATTCATGGCAGCAGAAAGTGTTGGAAAAACTCCAGCTCACAATCCTGGTAATAAAGACGTTGATCGTGATACAGTATTAATTGGAAAAGTTACTTCCCCTCGTAAAAGTCCGGTAGTTGGAACTTTTAATGCTGTTGCAAATGATAATGCTTCAACGGGACCGGCTCGTAATAAAAGAGTTTCAGATCCTCGTTTAGTTTAAGTTTAAGTTAATTAATGATGAAAATTTTTGGAGAATATTATGCCTGATAAAAAAGTAGATGATAAAACTGTTGTTAAAGATCAAAAAGATAAAAATATAAAAACTGTTACTTTTACACAAGAGCAATTAGATGCCAGAGTTTCAAAAGCAGAAGTATCAGCCAGAAAAGAAGAAAAAGATAAACTTTATGATCGTGTAGAACAACTATCAACTAAATTACAAACTAAAGATGTAGATGCTGGTCGTTTACAAAGTCATGTTCAAGAATTGGAAGATGAAATTAAAAAAATCAAACAATTACCTGTTAAGGATGACAAAACTAAAACAGTTAATAACGATTCACGAATTGAAGCTTTAGTTAATAGTATTGCAGACTTAACAAAAAATGTTCAGGAAGATCAAAAACAACGTAAAGAAAATCAGAAAAAAATTGAAGTACTAACTCAAAAAAGAGAGTTAGAAGACTATCAAAAAGAAAAATTAGCCGCTTTAAAAGATGGCTATATTAATGAAATGATCGTTGGAAAAACTAAGGAAGAGATTGATACTGCAATTGAATTATCAGTTGCAACATATAAAGAAATTTATGAAGAGGGTAAATCAGAACAAACAACTACTACAACTGTTACATTACCTAATGGTAAAACAACTACAGTTGATGGGACGCTAACTGTTCAGGATAGTGAAATTAGAATCCCCTCAAATATGACAATACAAGAGTGGAAAACCAATGGCCAGGCTTTAAAAAATAAAGCTTTAGAAACTGTTGGTATAAAAAGATAAATTAGTATAGGAGATTATGTATAATGATGAGAAACACAAATGTACCGATTCAGGAAGTATTTCGTGCTCGATTTTTAGCGAGTGCGGGAGCAGCTTCTTTTGTAGTAGGTATGAATCCAGGGCCTTATAATGCAGCACAGTTAATTGGAACCAGTTTAAATGTTGAAGATGAAGATGACGCATCTGCTTATACTGTTACCTTTGCAAGTACAGATTTTGCTAATCCGTATGGTAACGCAACGGCGGCAGAAGTTGCAACTGCAATTGGTTCTTCTACTAGTGTAGTAACTAGTGTAGCATTAGATGGTGGATATACTGGTCGAACTTATTTGAAAATTTTAGCTTCAGCGGCTGATAAAGATTTGACTATTACTAAAGATACTGCGGCTGGAGCTAAAGATGCTCTAGTAATTTTAGGTCTTTTACCAGTTGTTATTGATGCTTCAGCTTTTACGGCAACTTATGATTTGTCTAGTTATTTTATAGACGATCTTGGTTTAGGAGCAGAAATGTGCCCGCCTTTAGTACAAGTATATGAAGTAAGTTCTAATGCTTGGACTTTAGATGTTGATAATGTAGTAGTTTGGACCGATGAAGTAAGTGCTACGCCACATATATTAAGTGTAGATAGTGGTGCTGCTATTGATGGTGCTGTGGTTATCACCTTTGTTTAATTTTGATAAGTTTATAATAATAATTAACGGGAGTATATAAATGCCTTCATATATGAATACTGCAAGGGCAACAGGCAATGGGTTTGTTCCATTAACGGAAACTATTTTAGAAGTTTGGAGTGCCGACATTCTTTTTAATGCGTTACCAGTAATGAAATTTTATCAGTTTGCTGTTGCAAAGACTGAGTTGACGGATCGTCCGGGTTTGTCGATTGGTTTTACAAAATTTGGTAATTTGAAACGTGGCGGAAAGTTGGTTGAGGGAACTCGAATGACAACTAATGCCATGAACGCAACTCAACAGTTTATTACTGTAGAAGAGTGGGGAAATGCAGTCGGTGTATCCGAAATGCAACTTCAGGCATCTTATGATGACACTCTGGATACAGCAGCTATGTTGTTAGGTCGCGATTATAGTATGGTACGAGATATAGCATTACGTGATGTTGCTACTCTTGGTCCAAATAGAACTTATGCCCCAACTTGGGCTGGTGGAGTTGCAACTGAAATTGCAGCTAGAGCAAGTATTACTGCCACTTCTGTAATGTGCATGTACACGATTAAAGATGCAATAGAAGTTTTAGCAACTAATAACGCTCCGAAGGTTGGTGGAGATAGTTATATTTGTTTTATCCATCCTCATCAAGCTCGTGATTTGCGTAGTGATCCTGATTGGGTTAATGTAAGTGCGTATGCAGCTGCATCTCAGATTTGGAATGGCGAAATTGGTCGAATTGAAGATGTTCGATTTATTGAAACAACTATGGTAAGTAATGGTGTAACGGCTACAACTAATGCCGATACAGGCGATTATGTTGATCCTGGTTATTCTGCTGCATTAGATTCAGGTGGAGCCGGTGCTGTTGACGTATTTATTTCACCGGTTTTTGGTGATAATTATTTCGGTAATGCGATTGGTCTTCCTGTTGAAATGCGTGATGACGGTATTAAAGATTTTGGTCGTGAACACGGTTTGGCTTGGTATAGCATTGCTGGTGAAGATAGAATTGAAACTGATAATGGAGTTTCGATTGAAACTAGTTAATTAGTAACTTACGCCTTAGATTTAGAAGAAAATTTTTACGGAGCAATATTTTATGAATAAAATTAATAAACCCACAAAATCCAAAGTTGAATTTGAAACAGGAATCGAATCAAAAAGTGAAATCATTGAAATGGATGATTCTGATTTAAAAGTAGCTGAGTATGATGGTACAGAAACTGAGATTGAAGAGAAACCTTTGAAATATTTAGAGCCTGTAAAAGGTAATGTGAAGATGCGTTTTTCAAAACAAAAAATTTCTAAAAAAGCCATTATTCAGGAAAATATTGAATCAGAACCGGTTGGAAATGAACCAATGGTTACTTGTGTTGGACGAAAGATGGTTCAGTGAACATTGCCGGAAAACATTATGTAATTCGTAAGAAAAAAGTAATGAAAGTCGGACTTAATGTTCATTCTGTTTTAGTCGAGGCTGGTTGGGCTTAAAAATAAGAAATTAAATTTACAAGGCGTACATTACTCTAGTTTATATAGATGCTGTACGCCTTTTTTAAAACCTATTCAACAATGAGGGACTACATGGCAACAGGAAATGGGAATAATGTTATAAGAAGTGTAGGAATGTTATTGGCCGTTATTCTTGGGTTTTTAAGTATTCAACGAGATTTTACTCAAAAATTACAATTTAAAGAATCGTATTCTCAACAAAAAATTGATGAATTACAAACTCAAGTTGATTATTTACGTCAGGAAATTAAAGGGAATAATCAACAAATAATTTCTTCTACTACTACATTTATTCGATTATCCGAAAAGTTTGTAGAAGTCGGAACTCAATTTGATAATATGAAGATGCGAATTGAAAAATACGAAAAGTGGCATTGTTGGTGGAATGCTTACATTCCAGCATTAGATGCTACTCAAAATGAAAAAATTCAATCATTAGAACGTAAAATATATGGAGGAAGTAAATAGATGACTGTTATACTTTTACTAATTGGATTTGCTGCTATATGTATTGGAAATCCAGAAATTTTTACGAATCACTTAGCTCATTGGGTTCAAGATGAGTTATTAATTGATTCGGAAAATGAGTAAAAAATTTTTATTAGATATAGCTAAAGCGGCACAAGATAAACAACGGGTAAAAATTAGTTATTTAAATAAAGCTGGTAAAAAAATTAAAAGAAATATTGCCGCTTATGAATATGATGGAAAGTATCTGTGGGCAACTGATACTATTCATGGTAGAAAACATATTCATAGTTTTAAGGCCAATATGATTCAAAGTGCTAATGTAGTTAAGCGAAAATTTATACCTCAATGGGAAATTAAATTTTAATGTCTTCTTTAGTAAATTTACGAGATAGATTACGAAATGATATAAAAGATAATCGTTATCGATTACCGGTTATTCGTTTAGATATTCAAGATGATGATTCTTCAGCAGCCGTAGCTTCTATTGTTGATGTAACAAGTATTAAAAGTATTGTAGTTGTAGTAACTGGTGGAACGACCCCCTCAATTTCTTATAGTTTACTAAATACATCTTATAGTACTTTAGGAGAATTAGCAAGAGTTTTAGACGCTCTTACTAATTATAGTATTACAATTAATGAAGAAGTTGATGAGAATATGGCATCAACTGAAATTCGATATGAGCCGGAAACTTCTTGTTTAAATACAGCTTTTGATATGCACGTTCGAGCTTTTAGTGATTCTGAATTAGAACAAATAATTATTGATAGCATCTATTTACATAATCCAACTTATTCTGTAACTACCGTGCCGGTAACAGAAGAACCTTTGATTTTAATGTTAGGTCAGATAAAATGTTTTACTATTTTAGCAGGTGATTCAGCTAAATTTTTTGCAATAACCGGTCAGGATTCAACTATTGATCCTGGAATACGAACAAATAGATATCTTTTATTAGTTTCTCAGGTAGAACAGCAATATGATAATATTGTTAAGCGATTAGGTCTACGGCCAGTTTCAGCAGATGGTTCTGGTAGTATTACTATAGGTCATATATTGGTTCAGAATCCTCGAACAAAAGTTGTTAAATCAAGAGAATATACACCTTTATTAACTGCACCAACAATAATGGCTCAAGATATTACGAGCAGTGCTGTTGAATTGTTTTGGAATAGATTTGAAACTACTCGATTACAAAAATATGAAATCTATTATAGTACTTCATCAGGGGTAACAGTAGAAAACGGTACGTTAATAAAGACTGGATATAACCCTGATGAGTGCTATTATGATATGAGTGATTTAATAACAGCAACAATTTATTATTTTATAATGGTAGTTTATGATTCTAATTGGGTTTCTAGTTCAAATAGTCGTCGCTATAATTATAGTAATGAATTATCTGTAACTACATTATAAGGAAAAATTATGATAAATTCTGTAACAAAAGATTTGAATTATACGATTAAACAAGCAAAACAAATGAAAGCTTATGAATTAGCTATAGAAAAAGCTGGATTAGGTGGTGATACATGGCCTGAGTATCCTAAACAATTGAAACCAAATAGGTTTGAACAAGCGGTTATTGATTCTCGTAATGGTTTACAAGTTATGACTATGAAAACTAATCATAATAGGGTAGTAGAAAATTTTTCTGGATAAATTATGCAATATGGAAGTTTTTTTCCAAAACAAAATAGGTTGGTAATAGATGCAGGGAGTCCTCATTTAGTTGGAGATTCTTTTCGTTCTTATTTCTTTTATCAACAAAGTTTACAGGGAAAAACAGCTTCTGTATTACGTTATACTGTTTCAGAATCAGGTTCAAGCGTAGCTTGGACAGATGATACAACGACTTTGGTAACTGGCTTGAATAATTTGCCTGTTTTAATTAAAGATTTAATATTAAATATAGATCGAAATAAATTAAATGTAGATCAAAATTCTCAAAAAACTTTTTGGTTTATTGATATTACTTTGGTTCAAACTGATATAATTAATTATGCAGGCAATACTTATAAAATTTTAAGTTTACTAGTAAATTCAAATGCTCAAACTACAGAAGTAGTAGCTGAATTAGTAACATGATTTCGTTAGATATAAAAATTGATATCAATAATTTAAAACAAGCTATTGAAGTAACACAGAAAAATTTTATTCCGCGATTAAATACCGCAATAACAAAAGTTGGTCGTATTTTAAAACGTGAAGCTCAAGATATAACTCCTGTTATGACAGGTAGAACACAAAGGGCTTGGCAATTAAAGATATGGAAAGGTAATAAAACTACTTTAGTAAAATGGCGACTATCGAATAGACGAGAATTGATTGTTGATATACTTGATGAAGGTGCAGTGCCTCATGTAATTATGCCAAGAAGAAAAAAGGCTTTACGATTTACAATTGAAGGTGAAGAGTTTATTCGACGACGAGTAAATCATCCTGGTATAAAACCTCATTTTATACAAGTAAAATTGTTAGAAAATGCTGATGCTCAAATAAATGAAGTAATAGATAAAATAAATGATGCTATTGTACGTCAATGGGCGCGAAAAGGAACTGGTTATTTTCCAGATATTATATCTTATCGTGGTGTTAAAGAATGAGAGCCGAAAGTAAAGATTATAATCTTAAATTAAGTGTCAATAAATATATTGATGCAAATTTAAGTTTGGAATATGCAGGACTTTTTAATTATGGAAATGTGGATTTTTCAGTAATAGGTTTAGATCGTTGGTTTGAAATAGATTGGTTTGAATTTCCAGGTACAAAAACAACAAAAAATGACTTTGCTATTTTATGCTACAATAATTCAGAAAATGATAAATATAATTGGCAATTAGAACGCATGGCAGCCAATGTACGAGAACTATTAAATGTTAATAGTATTGAATTATATGACTTTGAAACTCGCTCTAGTCCAGAACGAATTATGTATTCAGGAGTATATCTTGATGCAGGAATACGATTTGTACATCGCAGCGAAAATGAAATATTTAATAAAAAAATTTATAAAACAGTCTTGAATTATCAACTTATAGTTGGTAGAATGGACATAATAATATAAATTGAATTTTATGAGGAGACTTTTATGGCTAGAGACATACCGACTTTTGGAGTAGTTGGGGCTGACACAATAAATTATAATCGTAATGTACAAACATTAGAATTAACTGATGGGGTTACAATTGAGCCTTTTATTCGTTCTGAAGACGGAACTATTGCTTATTCAAGAACAATTATGCCTTATTATGGGATACAAGATAGTGAAAATAATGCTTTACTTAGAGTAATTGAATCGGTAAGTTCTAGTGAAACTGAAGAGGTGATTACCCATGAAGCTGCTATTGCTGGTGCTTCAGTTCCGGCTGTGGATTCATCTACTAAATTAGTAAAAATGGATGCAGTATTAATTTTACGAAAACGTATTTCAATGAGTGTTACTGGAAAGGGCACTTTACCCGCAGGTTATACCGAAGAAGATGGTGGAACACAAAAAACATTATCTATAAGTGCCGCTTTAGGTAGTTTTAGTGCTAGTATTTCAGATGCTATTTTAACTAATCCTAATCAGGTAAAAAATGCTTTGGATTGGAATACTTTTAGTTTTGAATTAAATATGGTAACCGCACAAGATGACGGTTTGGGTAGTGCACACTTGGTTACTGTAGATAATTGGGATGCCAATTTACCTACTATAAATACTATATTAAGTGGTATACCAAATTATTCCATTGCAAAGACAATAAATTTAGGTGTTGAATCTTGGGTTACTCAAGAGGTAACTTTAACCGAATACTTTGGTGCAACTCATGCTAGTGGTACTGGAGAAACTTGGTAAGAAATGAGTGTATTTTTACGACAAATAATTGAATATACAGAACCGATTTATCGACAGAAAACTACTTTATCTAATCATATAAGTAAAACTGAAAAGTTATATGATAAAGGAATTAAAATAGTAGAATATTTTTTTATTAGTAATGAAGATAATGAAATACAACAGAAAATAAGTGATACAATAGAGGAATTTGAATCTAATTGGGTTTTAGATGGTGAACCTTCAATTACAGAAGTTTCTAATACTAATTGTTTTAATATACAGATGACTTTTCAAGGAGTGGAAACAACTGCTTCTATTGCAAATAAAATAGTAACATTGGATTAAATAATGATAACATCAGAACGATTAGCTGAACACGTTAGTATGGGTATTCAAACTATAGAATATGACTACCCACGGCAAGTTGTAAAAATAAATCAGGAATATAATCTGGATGTTCAAGAAGCGGGAAGAGTTTTTATAAAAATTTTAAAATTAACTTGGGTTCCAATTAATCGTTATATGTCTTATATAAATGAATATTTTCCAGGTGAAGATAGTTATACATTAGAATCAGGTTCAATTTCAGTAGAAGTAGTAGAAGGTACTAACTTAGTAAATGTTAGTGCTAAAGGTAAAAAAACAAGTAATTAATGGGAGTATTTAAATGGCTCAAATAACACAACAATATACAAGTCCTAGTACTGGTCTTAACGCTGAAATGAGTTTGACCGCAGAATTAATAAAACTTAGACTTGATACACAAGAGAGTACACCAGCAGAAGATTGGTGTATAAGATTAACCGGCAGTGGCAATAGTGCTTATATTGCTTCGGTTAATGCTATAGTTGAAGATTGTCTTGATGGACGACCTTCGACTTCATTGACAGATAAAGTATGGACAAGAGTAGATGCAGCAACTTCTGGTGCTACAGCAGTAATTCCGGTAGAATGGACAACTGGCTTTTCTGCTTTTGATGTAGTTGCTTTGGAAAAAAGTGATGGCACTTATGAATTTGGATTTATTTCCGCAGTTAGTGCCGGAGTTAGTATTACTGTTCATAATGTTAGTGATTCACCTGCTTTAGTTGCAGGATTTGTACAAGATGTTAAAATTGGTGATCGTATTCTTAATTTGTCGTCTGAAGTATTTGGTACTTCATTAGGTGAAGGCAGCATTTGGGGTATGAAGGCTCAATTAGAAAAACCAGGAACTCCAACATTTGTTACGGCAGATGGTGGGGATCATGTTAGTATAGATGTAACTATTACAGCTCCAACAAGTGATGCTGCTACTATCACATATTACGATATTTATGTTAGTGATACAGTATTTACGACTATACCTGTTGGTCAAGAACCTGATAGTAAAAATGAAGCTACAATTACTTCTGCAATTAATGTTACTACTTATGGTGGTAGTGCAGATGCTAGAATGTTTGCTGATGATGGAGTTGGTGGAGATATCAGTGATTCTACTTTTTATGTAGCGGTAGTTGCTAAAACCGGTACGGGTATGCAAGATATAAACTTTAGCGATTTTACTGTTTCTAGTCAAGCAGTTGCTTAAAGAATATAACTAATCAAGAACACTTATTTTGGAGTAAATTATGCCAGTTATTGAAGTAGAGATGCCGGATGTACTAAAAATGTTACATCCTGAAGAATGTGAAGACGTAATTGTTATTGGAAAAAAAGCGTATAAACTATACCCTTTAACAGAGGGTCAAGTTGAAAAAGTTGCGGCTATTGCCAGTGATGTAATGCTAACTTTGTTTCCAAAAGATATGATAGGATCGGGAGAATTTAAACTCGATACTCAAGGTTTAATAAAGGCTTTTTTTAATGTATTAATTAAAGAAAATCGAATTGCTGGAGTAATTGCCGAAGTTACTGGATTAACTAAAGAATTGATTTCTGAAGAAGCAACCTTACCTCAAATATTTCATCTGGCTTCAGTTATTTATAAAACCAATTTTAATCGGAAATCTTTACCAGAAACTACGGTAAAAAACTTCGAGGGCCTGCTGAATCTAAAAGAACAACCAGTGGGCAAAACGACGGAGCAAAAGTTCATCGAGGAAATGGTAGAGACAATGCAAGAGATGACAACGACACCACAAAAGAAGATCGACGATGTGTTAGAAAATCTGAAGCAAACTTGGCCCTCGCAGGTGTCTACGAACGACTAGTTAAAGATTATGGTTGGACCAGAGAATATATAAATGGTCAATGGAATTGGGTTTGTGAATTAACTGGAAATCGTTGTTGTAAGGGATTTTCAGATATGTGTAGTAGAGCTAATTGTTATGGACCAGAACAATATATTGATTTAGAATTACGAAAAAAAGCATTGGGTGGATATGCACGGCCTATTTTATATGGTTTAACTCGCCCAATGTTTTTAATGTATTGGAGCATTGCTCAAAAGAGACAATTAGATGATTTAAATATTGAAATGAAATTACATGGTATTGATCCAGATGGAGATGGAAATAAAGATACTCTTACTAAAAAAGACGCGAAAGATTTTTTAGATGATCCTTTTAAGGATTTTCCTAATGATGTAGACTACTCTTCTTTTACTGATGAATTTATTGATAAACAAATAAAGTATTATGAATCGGTACAAAAAGCGTATCAAAAGAAAAATATATCTATTCCTAATACTATAAATTTGTGGACAAAGGAAAGGGTTGCCGCTTTTCGGAGTGGTGATGTGCTTTTGAAACGTGTTTCAATAAACTTTATTTTATGGAGTATGTATCGTGAATTAGTCAATAAAGGTGTTAAAGTCGATCAAGTATTGGTTTTAAAACTACTTCGTTGGAATTGGACTCGATATCAATTATATCCTAATAGTTCAAATATTGAAGAATATAAAAAAGGGAAAACCGCAAATGAAATAAAAAATATAAAAATAGTAAGTTATGAAGATGATCCTCCAAAGTGGTTTATTCAAAAATTACATGATGAGGGACGTTTGGATAGCATATTAGCTAAAATAAGAGAAATATTAAATGGCTAAAGTAGTAATAGAATTTGGGACAAAAGGAGAAGGGGATGTTCTTGCTTCTTTGAAAAAAATGGTTGATTCCATTGAAAAGGGGCAAGCGGCAGTTGTAAAGTCTTCGGATAGATTATCGGGGAAATTAAAGGGACTTAAAGGGGCCTTTGATGCCCGAACATTTCATCATTTCAGTAGTCGAATGCAGGATTTAGGTCGTGGTCTATGGTATCTTAGTAGATCAGTGGCTAATGTTACACGTCTTTTTATACGATTTGGAGCCACTCTTTTAAAAATAACTACCGGTTTCGCAGTAGTGGGGGTTATGTCTTTAACTGGTTTAATTATTGCACTTGGAAAAGCAGTTGGAACTACTGGTACTCAATTTGAAATGTTGCGTAATAATTAGCAACATTGTATAAAGATGAGATATTAGCTTTAGAAAAGCTTGAATGGGCTAAAAAATTTGCTGCAAAAACTCCATTTGAAGTATTAGAAGTTGTTGATGCTTTAGCTTCATTTAAAGCATTAGGAATTGAAGCTGATAAATTAGATCGACATGGTAGAACTTTGCTTGAAAATGCAGCGGATTTAGCTGGTGGATTAAGTAAGTCTATTAATGAAACTAATTTTGCTTTACGAAAAGCAATTTCCAGTAATTTTTGGATGTCTATGCAGCGTAATCTTGGTATTACCAAAGAGAAAATTGCTGATTTTTATCTATCTCTTGAAGGAAAAAGTGCTGATTTAGAATCGGTTAAAGGTAGAATTGATGCAATTTCTACTTATATAAATGCTAAATTTGCCGGTGGCATGGAAAAGATGTCCAGAACTCTAACTGGTTATATATCTAATATAAAAGATCAATGGACCAATTTTTTAGACGATATTGCTAATACTGGATATTTTGATTCTCTTAAAGCAATTTTTAAAGAGGTACTTGACTTTTTAGACGAGATGTCTGAAAAGGGAATTACAGCAGTTTGGGCAAAAGAATTGGGTGTTTTCTTAACTGATGTAGTAGATAAAATGAGGGAATTTGTTGGTTTGTTAATGGAAGGAACCGATATTAGATTTTCTCTTGGAACTAATTTAAAAGTTGTTATAAATAATTTAGGAACATTTATTCGAGATGTAATTCCTAATATTATTAGTTTTATATTTGACCAGTTTTATACTCTGTTACCTATAATACAAGATATTTTTTCAGAGATTATGAAAAATATTGAAAGTATTATAGCCGATTCTGCTTTTGTTAATGCTTGGAATAAATTAAAAGTAGCTACTAGTGAAATGTGGAAAGAATTAAATAAACCAAAAGTCGCAAAACAATTGGTATTCTTTTTTGAAAAATTAGTTGATGTTGTTAGTACAATGGTAGTTCCAGCATTAAAGTTTTTCTTAACAGTAATGAATGGTTTGTTATGGATATTGGATTTAGTTGGTCCTAAATTAGCTATTTTTCTTCTTTTGTTACCTAAGATAGCTATGGGTATTGCAGGTATAGGAAGATTAGCAAGAAATTTTGTTGATTTAGGACTTGCAATTAGAGGAGTCGGTGCTGCTTTAGCTTATTTACAAGGTGGTTTAGTTACATTAATGGGGAAAGTAGGTTTAGGTGGAGTTGTTACAGCATTATTTCAGTTTAAGACTTCTGTAAAAATTGCGTTTGTTGCCGCAGCAAAGGCAGTAGGCGGTTTTGGTCCTCTTATTTTAGGTATGGTTGCAGCAATAGGTGTTTTGGTTTATTCAATTAAAACAATAATTGAAAAATGGAAAGCTTTAAGAGGACATGTAGTTACTGCGGAAGAAAGAATTCAAAATGCTATTGATCGTAAAAATAAGTCTTTAGAAAAAACTATTACATTACACAAAGACCTTTCTAATATTAATCGTTTAGGTATAAAAATTGCCTTATCAAGAACTGGTGAAGGTTCTTCAGTATTAAATAGAGCTAGAGATTCTAAAAAAATACAAATAGCTGAAGAAGCGGCTCGACAAGCTAAATTAGATCTTTATACTCTTATGGAAAAAGTAAGTATTGATTCAAAAGCAACTTCTTATGCTCATGCACCAGGTGGTATGGGTGGTGGTATGGGTGGTATGTATATGGCCACACCTCTTAATGCAGCAACTATCGAAATTAATAAAGAAGAAGCAGCAATTAAAAAAATGCAAGATCGACTTAGAATTCAAAAACAAAAATATGAAGATAAATATGGAAAAAAGTATGGTGGTGAATATAAACCTGAAACTATGAAAGAACGTTTAGCTGAACAAGGTCCAGATACTGCTTCTCAAAAATTAAGAGATATAGAACAGGAAATTTTAGAAATTCGTGTTAGAGGGGGTAAAGTTCAAGGAGATCAATTAACTAAAATAAGAAATGAATTAGAACTTACTCAAGGACTTGAATGGTTAGGAGCAAAACGAGTAACAATTTTTGAAAAAATTGACAAAATTGCTAAAAGTATTAATATAACTCTTAAAAGACAAGAAGTAACTATAGAAGGAGTTACTTCAGCATTGGGTAGTCAAAAAGCAGCTTGGGAAAAAATATATAAAACAATTTCGGGTATTAAAAGTAAAATGGAAGGATTGATGAGTGCTAGATGGAGTATTACCGATCAAGCATCTTCATTAAGAGATAATCTTGATATAGCTTTAAAAAATCTAAAAGAATATCATAAAACTATTCGTTCTATTTTTAGAAATGAAGCTCGTGTACAAGAAGCTCAAAAAGGTGGATTCCTTGAATTAGCTTCAAAACGTCAACATGATATTATTACTCAAAAAACTTCTTTAGTTGATACATTAATGGGAATTAAGGATAAATTAGTTGGAACAAAAGAAGGTGAATACAAAGATCGTACTACTGATAGATTAGAAAGAAAAAAATTAGAAACTGAATGGACAGGGATTGCAAAAACCTTGGATATTGAAGGTTCTTTAACACAAGTAATTAAAACATTAGCAACAGGCACAGAAGTTGATATAACTAGACTTGATACTATGAATAAGGAATTATTAAATCGAAATTTAGTTGAACAACGAAAACAGGAAATTTTATTAGCTAAACAAGTAGTTGAGTTAGAAAAAATCGTAGCAGCTTTAGATGTATTAAAAGGTGAGTATGGAGTTGTAGAACCACAATTTGGTAAAAGACAACAAGGTTCATTAGGTGGAACATTAGAGCTTTTAAATTTAGTAAAACAACAAGCTGAAATGATGGTAGCAACAGGTGGTGGTCAAACTAAAGTCCCTAAATTATCTTTTCCAACAAAAAGACAGAATGTTTTTGATGACCCTTATAATATCAGTGGTTCTACTGAATCAATAAATAATTCCAATTTATTAAAGGATCTTTTAACTAATAATGTATATAATGCAGGAGTTACCAAAATTGTAAGAGCAGTCAATAATCCTACATGGACTGGAAATCGAGATTTATAATGAGTGTTATAAAAACAGAAATTTCTTTTGATTCCAGTTTCAACGATCAAATAAATGGAATTTGGACATTTGGTGCCGGTAATATTGCAGGAGACTATCATGCTGAAGTTTTTAAAGAAGGAGATATAGTTTCTATTGGAACGATAGGATCTTATGGAAATCGTTCTGCAATTATTACACAAACTCAAAAAGAATTTAATGAAAATTCTAAATCTTATAGTATAGAAGCTAAAGAATTAGTTTATTATTATATTAATAAAAGCTATGACCGAGATACCTATTTTATTTCAGCTACAGCAGCTGAATTTGAAAAAATGGAATTATTAACTAATGTAGATGTATATTTTAAAGAGATAAAAAATGATATTGGTTATGAAGGTTGGACTGTTGAAGAGATTATTGAACAATTAGCTACTTATGCTGAGATGACTCTTACTTATACCCTACCTAATTGGGATGTTAAACAATTTATTATTCGTCGTGGACAATCTATTATTGAAGCTATAAAAGGTTTAGTTATTGCATTGGATCCTTCTATTTATATAAGTTCTTCTCGTTTATGTATTCGACCAAAATCTAATGTTCCCTGGATGGGTTCATTACAGATTAACAGTGGTATTATTGAAAAAACTGAGACACAAGTTTGGGAACCCCATCCAAAATTTGTTAGAATTACTGGTGGTCAAGGTGAATTTGTTGCCGATCATTATGAAGGAGTTAAACCTTTAAATTTAACTAATACTTATCAGGAATGGGCCTTTGGAAAAAATGAAACAGTAGCGACTGAATTTGAAGGGGATATGATTGAAACTTGGTCGTATATTTCATCAAAAAAAGAAATTAAAATTAGTCAAATATTTACAGGATGTGATATTTTTGGAAATCCATCTTTTAAAATTTTTGAAAGAGAATGGATATATGAAAATGTAAAAAGTCTTTTTGGTATTAGTTCTGCAAGTCAATTAGATGAAATTTATCCTGAATATCCAGATTGGATGGGACATGTAGCACAAGCTCCAGCTTTAGGAATATCCTTTCCAGAGGATATAGATTATAATCGTTTTTTATTAATTAATTTAGAAGAAACTTTTTATGTATATGTTGGAATTACACGTTATTATGCTAAACCATTAGTTATTTATTCATTAAAAACTATTGCAGCATGGATACCAGCTTTTACTGGAAATACTACGGATGATTATCCTGATCGTACATCAGAATTAATTTGGACTTATGATGCTTATAGAGAAAGAACTGACTATTATTATAGTGAAGATGAGTATGATTATAATAATGAAATAATTAGTTCTAATGGTGGATTACTTTTAGCGAAAAAAACTTTTGGATTTGGAGATATTGGAACTAAGGGTCAACTATATGAAGGAGAATTAAAAGATGGCGAAGGGAATAATTTAGATTTAGAAGGAAAACAAAAAAAATATAATAATGTAGTTTGGTATCCTTTATATAAACAGGCTTTAACAAGTTTAATAATAAAAAGTAATGAAGAAACTGGAGCCGGTGTTTCAATGGGTAATGAAATAATTATTTCTAATGCTTTAATATCAATGAAATCTGAAGAATATCGTTCTACTGGTCCAAAAGCATATACTAAAAAAGAAAGTAGTGTTGAATTAAATTCTGATAATGATTTTGCAACAGGTGAAGGATTACAGTATATTACTACAACCTCTATTCAAGATTCTATAGGTTCTTGGCCTCCTCAAAATTGGTTGACAAGTCGAAAAATGGAAGTATATTATGAATATGCTATTGGTGGTAGTGGACTTACGGGATCGCCTGTTACAATAAATGTTAATACAGTTATTGATTGGGATGATATGGAAGTAATTGGTAAACAAATTATATCAAATATTTTTGATAAAATTAATACTATTACTTATGAAGTTAGTATGACAAAACCGAATAACTTAAATTTAAAAGTAGGAATGTTAATTACTGGTCCAGAATTTTATGGAACTTGTCGTTTAGTTGCTTATAATACAGATGAAGATGCTGAAAAAGGTGAATCAACCATGTCTTTAACAATAGAGAGTACATAATGAGTATACAAAATTATATGAATCGACAAAAAAGAATTGAAAAGAAACGGGATATGAATCCTCGAATTGTAACAGGAACAACTGGATTTTTTAGTGGTGATGTTGGATTATGTAGAAATACTGTGGGTGTGGATCCTCAATATTTAAGTGGTCAGTATTTGGCTCTTCCAATTTCTGAACATGAAAGTGTAATTATTGGGGCCTTATAATGGAACGTATTGTTAATGAAGCTCATGGAGTAACTGGTTCAAAAATTATTTCGGTCGGTACTGAATTAGTTTTTATTGAAGAACCAGCAAATAATAATGCTCAAATTGTAGTTGAAAAACGTGAAAATGAAAATTTAGTAATTTATGTGGAATAATTAAGTGGCAACTATTATACCGATAACAACTGGTGATTTTGATGCTAGTGATTCTAGTGCTAATATACCTTTAAGAGGTACGTCAGGAACAACTCTTAAAGAATTAATGCGTGATTCAAATGGATATATTGATAGTAATGTTTTAAATGGTCAAGGAGCACAAGTGGCAGTTAGTGGAGGTGGACCAGGAGATTCTCCAAATGTACCTACTACAGGGCCTTTAGTAATTCCTTTTCAACATCATGGTTTAGGAATGAATAACCATGCTTTTATAGCTAATGCTAATTTTATAACTGTCTGTTCTACTTTAGAAGATCCGGCTTATTCTACAGGGGCTTTTCCTCATGCCTTACAATTTACAGTTGGACAGGTATTAAAAATTAATGCTTGGAATAGTAGTTATGGTTGTCCTCAAGTTGTAGTACCAAATGATGATGATGATGGTTGTGTAGTTGTACGTTATTCAATACAAGATTGGTTTATAAAAAATAGTGGTGTTACTAATCAAACAGTCCATTTTGGATTAGTTTACGATCATGGAATTTGCCCTATACTAATGAAAACAGGAGAAAGTTTTATAATTGGTGCTAAAATTGGATCTTATAATACTGATGCTGGAACATCTTCTGTAGGAAAAGGGATAGTTTCAGATATTAATCCTTTTGCAATGGCATTAGTTGATTTAGGTAGTAATTATTGGTTATGCCGTGTTGGGATAAACGGAAGCGGTTCGACGGTGATCCGAGCGAAGGCACAAGAAGTGGCTCAGGCGGACGGTAAGATTAGTGTCAAACTGTTGGATTCTGCGGGAGCCGTTACGGGTTCCGCTTTTGACGTTTACGCTTTTCCAGATAAAGGAAGTACTAATATGGCTTTATACCTTCCTTACTTGACTACCAATGATATTGTGATTATTTCGCAAGATATGAATGATGATTGGTTCCTAGTTAATCCGACATTAATTGAGGCAGGCACATCGGCGGCTACAGTGAGTGCAACTTGCACAACGGTTTTTGGTCGGGTTATGAATGCGATAGGGAAGTGGGAAGTGGTAATATGACTTGGGATGGCAGGGCAAAATGGGAAGATACGGATAATGAATTACATATTTACTGTGATAATGATACTACTGAAACAGAGTTTCAGGCTAAATGGGATGATACGAACAATCAACTAGAGATACATTTATCAGGTGAAACAGATGAACAGGTCAAATGGGATGATACCGCTAATACACTGGAAGCTCAAACAATACCAGATGATTGGTGTTATATTATAGCCGGTGTTTGTTGTGGTCTTGATTGTGGAAAAATGCCTAAATACTTAAAAGTAACTTTTGCTGGAATTACTAATTGTGATGTATATGTAAAGGAATGTGGTGATCCAGAATTAGGTTATTATCCGCCAGCAACGGATTTTAATGGAGTTTGGATTTGCGAGTTTAGTCAGAATTGTAGTTGGGAATATGAGTATGAAAATAATTGTGGGGATACTTCTTATGTTAGAGTTAGCTTAAACAAAGATATCGATCATGGAATTTACAGTGTTGTCGCTTCACATCGTGTACATTTTGTAACAGAAGCGGCTTTTAATAGTGGGGAATTATATACAGATTCTCCTGATGATTGTGATGTTTGTGATGGTTTACCTTATATAACAGATAATCTTGGGGGTTGTCCTCCTGTGGCCTGGAGGCATAGAGGAGAAAATGGAACGGGAACTATTAGTGAAGTGTAATTATAGATATAATAATCAATGTCTTTTAGCTACAATCTTAAAGGGCCAAAATTATTTTATCCCCCTCAGTTGGTGTAAAGACCGCTGTTGGCCAGATGAGAATTTACCAGCAGAGCAGTTGAGCAGAATAAGATCAAAGATGTTATCTAACCTGGATATTCAACTGGAAACAGTGCCAAGATCACCGGAGGAACTGGAAGCGAAAATTGTTTCCGGTGAGATTAAAATCAAAAAGACTGAGTCTCATATTAGGCGTGAAAAGCTCAAAGCGGAAATAAAAGCGGCAAAGGTAGATATGCCGGGCCTTTATCAAATGACGAAAAATCTAGGAACCCATTTTATTGAGGTGTTCAGGCATTACAAAAAAACAGGCAGAATATTATGCCTGAAAGATGAATTGAATCGACGTCTGGAAATTTGTAATAAATGCGACAAAATGATTGTAAAGAATGGGCGTAAAACATGTACTCAATGTGGATGCAAACTTAAAGAAGTGCCATTATTCGGCGAACATGGCAAGGCTACATTTGAGGCATTAAACTGTAAATATTGGTAAGTTTAATAAAAAATAATTATATTATAAAAATTAATATCTATCATCAAAAAGTGATTTATAATAAATTTTAAGGTTGCAATTTTATTTTATATAAAGTATAATATAGTATAGTGTAGTTAATTAGAATACCTATAGGAAATGGTATGATTGGTAGAAAAACCCCATATACAAAAAATGGAATAAAAAGAGTTCCTTGTTTAAGATGTGGAAAACCATCACAACAACAATGGCAAATTTGTTCTTTAGGTAATAGATGGTGCGGAATTTGTAACAACTGCGATATTAAATTAAATGAATTAGTATTAAAATTTATGGTAATTAAAAAAAATTAAGTCTTACAAAGCTAGATTGGAAAAATAATGAGACCAGAAATTTTAGAAAAACT